TCAGCCTTGCTGAAGAGTGGCCAGGACTTTGACCGGGAGGCCCTGATCGCGGAGCTGAGCCAGCTGCGGGACCAGCTGCGGGCTGAGGCAGAAGCAGAGTAGCCCGCCACCGCCACCCCACCCCGGCTAGCCCGGGGTTTTTTATTGCCTGGGCACCCTAAGCAAAACGATGGGGATCTGCTATGGCTATTGTCTACATTGTCCTGGGCCTGGCTGCCATGACAGCCTGCCTCCTGTTTGCCGGGGCCACCCGGGTCGCTATCCGCCGCCGGCATCGCTCCTGGGTATCCACCGCCTGGGCCTCGGTGATCAGCGCTGGCTGGGTCGTGGTCGCTGTCCGTGGCCTGATGGAGTTGTGGCACTAGGGAATGCTGAAGGTACTTACCCACTAAGCCAGTCGCTATGAAAAAATATACCGTCACCCATGGATCCATCTTGCACGATGGCCAGCTATATCAAGCTGGGGATACGATCAGCCTCAGTGATAGTCTGGCCAAGCAGCTAGCGATCCACCTGGGTAAGCCAGAGCAGCCTAGCCAGATGGAGGAACCTAGCGATGGCTGAACCCTATGCCACCGTCGATGACTTTGTTGAGGCCTTTGGCACCGTCGAGGCCCGGCGCACCGCTAACATTGACGCTCCCACCGTCAATAACCCGGACAATGACCGGATGACCGAAGCGCTGGAGGATGCGTCGGATGAGATCGATAGCTACCTGCAGGAACGCTACAACGTTGCTGGCCTGCGGGACGATCCGCCCAGGCGGCTAAAGCGCATTTGCCTCGACATTGCCCGTTATACCCTCACCAAGAACCGCCCCCCTGAAGACTACCGGCTGCGCTACGAGGATGCGCTCAAGTGGCTAAGAGAGGCCGCTGCTGGCAAAGTTAGCCTGGGCCTGACGGTCACTGATGAGGTGACGACGACTGAGAGCCGGACCAACCGACCCTTTGTCGTCAATGGTGCCGGTCGGGTCTTTACCTACAATGGAATGAAAAGTTTCTAATGCCGCTTACCTCGTTGCTGCATACCCTGGAGTCAGGCATCATCCACCGGCTGCGGCTGGCGATGGAACCTATTGGCGTCGATGTGCAAGCATTTCCGGCCTCTCCAGTCGAATTTGAGCTAGCGCCCTATCGCAGCCAGATATTTTTTTCAATGCAACGACGGCGCTTTGACCCACCCGAGATCATCGACTCCATCCGCCGTGACTTCAGCCAGCGGATGACCATCGAATGGGGACTCCAGGCAGAATTTATTAACCTATCCACCCACAGCGGCGTCTACCTGGTGCTAGACCGTTGCTGGCTAGCCCTGAGCGGCTACAGCCCGGCCTATACTGGTGAACTGGAGGGGCTTAACCGCATCGTCAACTTTGAACCCATGGCGCTGGTATCAGAGTCCTTCACCGGCCTATCTGAGGGCATTTACACCTATAACCAAACCTGGAGTCTGTCAGTGCTGGTCTACTCCGACATCGTGCAGCACCTGGCCGATGTTGGCCTGGTAGAAATTATCCCTGGCACCCCCGGCACCCCTGGCACGCCGGATACTGTTAGGCCTGTGGATCCATCGATACCGGTCCCCGGCCAGCCATTCCCGCTGGAAGAAATCAAGGTGGGCCTACGTCGGGCCAAGGCTAACGACCTGGAGGATAGCGTACTTGACCAGGAGCTAGACTATCCGGTTCCCTAGCCTGGATCCATGGCTGGGCACACTAAAAGCAGTCTATCCCAAGCTGCTATGGTTGCCCTCAACGCTGCTACCCAAACCGCTCCAGGCGTCTACGTCTACGAAAACGCTGAGGGGCCTATTCCAGCGACTATCGCCCCCTTCAACCGGGTCTACTATGTTGGCACCGCCACCGGTGGCACCGCCAATACTCCCACCCAGGTGATCAGTGTTGACGACTTCGAGAATGTCTTTACCAGCTCGAGTGCCGTCAACCTAAATAACCTTGCCTTTTTCTTTCGCAATGTGCCCAATGGGCAGTTCTACTACGTCAAGGCGGCCATCGCCCCTGTCACTACCGTCACCATCACCAATACTACCGCTGGGGCGTTCACCGTCACCATCAATGGCACCGCTGTTACCTACACCGCCCCCGCTAGCCCCACCCCGACCGCGACCACCATCATCACCGGCCTGGTGACCGCCATTAATGGCACCACCGCCATCAATACCGCCGTCGAGGCTGAATACGAGATCAATGATGCTGGGGCCAGCGTCTTCACCAATAGCCAGTTCTACATTCGCCAAAAGAACCCCACCGCCACGGCTTTCACCGCTGTAGCGACAACCGCTAACCTGACGGTGGCTGCTGTGGCGGCGCCAGCGACGGCTAACTATTGGGACTACATCTACGCCATCGAGAATAGCTTTGACGAAGATGATGAGCAAGGTTTCCTGGTATGCCCGGAGGCTTTCTATAGCCTTACCCGACAGTTTGAGCGCACCCAGATCGCCAATACCTTAGAAGCCAAGGCGGCTAGCGAGAACTATGACTGGATGGCCCTTGCTGACTGTGGCCCGCCCAGCACCATCGACACTAAGGCTGAATTTAAGACCGAAGGGATGCTCTACGCCAGCGACCGTGGCCATCTGGCTTACTATTGCCCATGGCTAAAGGATACCGACAACGATGACATCAGCCCTGCCCTGGCCGCTGCCACCGTTGCACTGCGCCGCTATGCTAGCCAAGGCTTCAACCAGCCCCCAGCAGGCCCCCAGTTCCCGCTGCGGGGTGTGGCGGATGTACGGGTCAAGCTAAGCCGTAGCGAACACGCTGACCTCAATGCCAACCAGATCAATGTGGTGAAAAACCTCAAGGGCCTTGGCATTGTCGTCTACGGAGCCAGAACCCGTAGCGTTAGCCCCTACTATCGGTTTATCAATACCCGGGTTATCCTCAATGTCTATGCCCGGACGTTGTACACAGCGCTGACCAATGGCAAGATCCTGTTCTCGGTGATCGACGGCCAGGGCGTACTGTTCAACCGCATCAAAGAAACCGCCGACCTGGTGGCCTATCGGTTTTGGTCGGGTGGTGCATTCTTTGGCGCAACGCCTGCCGATGCGTTTCTGAACATTTGCGACCGGACCAACAACCCAGCCCTCGACCTGGAGGATGGCATCATCCGCATTGATAGCTATGTGGCCCCCAGCCCAACCGCTGAGCGCATCTTCGTCGGCGTCATTCGGGTAGCGATTGATCAGGTGGTAGAACGGACTAGCTAGGCCTGGGCACACTAAGAGCAGTAACCCTGACGTACTGCCATGCCACGAATTAACCCTATCGCCAAGAACCAGTTCTTGGTAACAATGCAGGACTTGACCTGTTATTTTGAGACGTTTTCGGGTATTGACGACAGTACCCAGACTTCAGAATATTCTGATGGTTTCAGCAATCGCATCTACCCGCTTCTAGGGCCTCGCTCTATCGCCGAGATCGGGCTAACCAAGGCCTATGAGCCCGAGACGGATGACGAAATTATTACCCTATGGAAAAACTTTAGGCTACGTCGTGGCGCTGATGTTAATGCCCGTGGCTATACGCTGACTGTCCAGCCGGTTGAGTATGCCCCAGATCCGGTTAACATTGGCGCTCCCTTTATCATCTACGGCTTCATGCCAACCCGGTTCACCCTGGCCGAGTCGGACAAGAAAAGCCAAGACGTATCCATGCTTACCCTGGCTGGCCGGGCCAATGACTGGAGCCGTGGCTGATGAAACTACAACGACTGACTGACGACGACGGGGCCGGGCAGGTAACGCTATCCAATGGCAAGGTGATCGGGTTCCGTGGCCCAACGGTGGGCGACATCCGCGGCATCCGGCGCACCATGCGCCAGGAGAACATACCCCTCGATGATGAGGTAGAGCTAGCCCTACGCCTGGCCGCCCGCTGCTGCATTCGCTATGGGGAGCAAAGTGACATCAACCTGGTGCAGCTAGAGGAACTAAGCATTGGTGACTTCGCCTTAATATCAGAGGCGATGGCCCCTTTTTTGGCGGCGTCATCGACTACGACGACGACCGATTCCTAGAGACGGTCTACCACCTGAGTGGCCGTAGCTTTGCCAGCCTGCCAATGTATGAGGAAATGCCTATCCTGCGGCTGTATCGGGCTATCGCCATCCACAATGCGGCAGTTGAGGCGGAGAACCGATCCATGAGGCGTAGGTGATGCAAGGGCTCGTATCCAACCTGTTTATCAAGATCAGCGCCCAGGACTTTGCCAGTGGGCCGATCAAGCGGCTGGGCCAGCAGATCCGTGGCACCTTTGATGGCGTTGGTCAGCAGGTGAATAAGGGCGTCACCGAGTCATTGACCGGGGCAGTCTTCAAGGCCAACCTACTCACCCAGGGCTTTAACTTTGCCATTGGCAAGGCACAGGAGGCGGCCCAGAGCATCACCGGGGCGATCAACCAGGCCAATCAGCTACAGCTAGAGCAGATCAATGCTGCCACCACCTTTGCCAGCCTGACCGGCAAAAGCTATGAAGAGGCTGTAACGGTCATCGAAAGCCTTAACAACCGCCTGGCCAAGTCAGCCGCTACCCTGCCCGGTGCCACCCAGGAGTATAAGAACCTGGCGACAAGCATTCAGGACAATGTGCTGGAAGCCTTTAGGGGCCTTGATGGCGAAGTGGACCTACAGGGCTTTGAAGATACCGTGACGAGTATCTCTGAGTCGTTCGGGGCATTGACGGCGTCCAGTACTAAGCAGGTCGGCAATACGGCCATGGGCCTGACTAAGGCGTTAAGTGGCGCTAGCGTGGCTGGGTTGCGCACCAACATGTTTTTTGAACAGAACCCGGTCATCCTCAATGAAATTGAGAAAAAGCTACAAGAATTAGGTGTTGAGACGCTATCAGATCTTGATATTAAGACTCGGGTGAAGCTGATCGAGCAGGTCGGCAAGAAATTTATCACCGAAGACTTCAAGAAACAAGCTGGCGAGTCGGTTGATGGCTTGATCCAAGGCTTCAAGTCAGTGTTGTTTGACCCTAGTGGCGGCATTTTTGGGGTAATGCGTGACCTGGACGACCAGATGAAGGGCACCCAGAGCGCCTTCAGTGCCTACAACGAGGTAATCAAGTCGCTGATCGGGGAGGAGGGCCTGTTTGGCACCAAGGGGCCTATTGCTGCCCTAGGGACGGTGCTAGGACTCAACAATATGGACCCAATGAAAGCACTCCAGGGTGCCTTTAACCGCATTAATACCGGCATCCAGGCAGTTAGTGACTTTGTATTTAACTTCGCAGCCTTGATCGAGAATGGGGCCAACCTACGGGATGTGGTGCTCAGCAACTTGGGGACTATCCGCGACAATGTGGCTGGATTCTTGGGGGATTTATTGGGTAGTGCCGCCGAGGGTATTGGCAGGGTGCTGACTGGGGCTGCGAATTTCATGCAGCAGGCACCCATTGGCGAACTACTGGCCAGCATTTTTAATGGAGTAATTGAGGCTATTGATGAAGTTGACTGGAGGGATGTTTCAACTCAGATCGGGCGGATTGTTAATGGATTAATTGTGCAGCGGGTTAAGTTTGTTTCTACCCTTGACTATGGCGCTTTACTTAACTCTGCCCTATCTTTATTGAGCGAGTTAGCCTCAGGGCTGTTTAAGGGCCTGATCGAGGGCGTTAATATCCAGCTTCCCAGAATTAGCATCAGCGATCTTCCATCTCTGGCCGGAGAACTTGTGGCGGCTATCATTAACCGACTTACCCAGCTACTGGCTAATTTGGATATAGCCAGTCTTACCTCAAAATTGGTTGAGTTTACCTTCAGGATATTTGACTTCCTATACCGTGCTTTGACCGGCGTTAACTGGGGGTTGATTATGGCAGGACTGCCACTTCTGATGCTGGGGATGCTCACCGCCTTCTTCAACTTCCTATCCGCAGCGGCTGTCAACATAAACTGGGGCCAGTTATTACAGGCTGCGCTGACGATCATTAACCTGGTGCCAGCCCTGATAACTGGCTTGTTTTCTCAGTTAATCCAGGAGTTGCAGGCTCGGACCCCAAGGTTAATCACGGCTGTTGAGGACTTCTTGGTTAACGCTCACGCTAGTGTCGTTGGCGCTTTCAGGCAATTGTTCAACGAAGTCAAAAATAAGGTTCTAGAGATCATCCCAGGACTAGGCGGAGTCGCCCAGCCTGTTGGATCTGCCATTGGCTCTGCCCTTAGCAATATCCCTGGTGCTGCTGCGTTTAGCCGGGCCGGGGGCCAGCTGCCGGTTGCCTTTGGTGGCTTGCTGGGTGCTATCGGCCAGGAGCAGGCCAGTGCACCGCCAGGCGCTAAGCCAGTTATCGCCAATAGCAGTGAATTTATCCTACGCCCAGACCAAGCTAAGGTATTTGCTGCAGGGGCAGCGATGGGCGGTGGCGGCCAGACTAACTACAACTTTAACCCCACCATTAACCTGGGTGCTGGCACCGCCGAATCCCATGCCATGGAGGTGCTGCGATATTTCGAGATCTGGCTAAGTGAACATCAGCAGGCTAGCCTGGCCTAGGGGGCGCTATGTGGAACCAAAATGTAATGGACGGGCTGCCCAGGGGAGAACATACCCATGGCAGCCAGGTGGAATGCTTCTTGCTGGAATATGCCAGCGCCACCAATGCCCAGACTGCTAGGCTATGGAACTTTCTCTACAACCCAACCCAGATCACCTGGGAGCGTCGGGCTACCTATGCCGAAGGGGCTACCTATGCCACCAAGACCCCCATTCAGCAGTACCAGTACACCTCTGGCCGTAGCCTACGCCTGCCTGGGGTGCTGCTCGATGCATGGTGGCTGGGCAAGACAGTCCAGCCCCTGGTAGATGGCCTCTCTGCGCTGACTGAGGCGAAGCTGAGCGAGCAAACCTATAACCCACCCGTCTTGTCATTGGTGATGGCCCAGCGGGTGGTCCTAGCGCCCTGTGTGCTGACCAGCCTATCGGTGACCGAGGTGGGCTGGCTGGCGGGTGGCCAGTCGGCTAGGGTACAGGTTGACATCGAGCTGCTAGAAGTGCCTAGCAGCGCCATAGACCGGGGTCAGCAAGCAACGACAGCTACACCTACCCCTAACACCGATGGACGGCCTAGGCTGGCCCTGACGGAGCGACAACGGGCTGATGGCAATGCTAAGGCCAAGGCGCACCTCCAGGCCCAGGCGGGGCTCTATATCCCGAGGGTGACGGCCTTGATCCAGTCTGGCCAGTATTTTCTATCGACGGATCCAGACTCAGGTGATGTGCGGATGTACGATGGGGCCCGCAGTCTGGTGGGTATCGTTGGCCGCTGGGATGGGCAAACCTTCAAGACGCCAGGGATAACGAATATTCCGAAGCGCTAGGTGACAGCACCCTGGGGGATGCCTGGATCATAGGATGGCGCATCGGTCAGCCGAGTGACATCGCCGGGAAATGTGCTGAATAGGGCATAGTCGAGGTCGGTGGCGGTAGTGATCTCGGGGTCAAAGCTATGGCCGAAGGCACCATAGGCATTGGCTAGCCGTTGCTTGAGGACATAGACAGCGTCAGGGTTGCCATCATAGGTGACTAGAGCAGGCGTGTTGTGAGTTTCGGCATCTAAAGACACCGTCACATTGTAAACCCTGACCTGATAACGCCAGTTCATGACAGCACTCCTAGCATAAAGGCAAAGAACATGGGATCTTCCCGGTATAACTGCCGCATCGCCTGTGGGGACCGGAAGCTTTCAAGGCCCATAGAGATTACCTCAGTCCCTCCATCTTTATAAAATTTACCCAGGTAAGGGTGATAAAAGTCGCCGGTATAGGCTTTTTCGTCGTCTTCGTAGCCAGCGCCTGGAACGATCTTGTTGAGCTTCTTCGGTGGGGAACCATCCCGACGTTGCTGGATAAAGTCGTTGGCTGCAGCTTTGATGCTTGGGTTTTCAACCTCGATGAGATGCCCAAACTCATGCCATAGCACCCTGGATTCAGGCCTTGGCTCGCCCTTGCCGACATTGATAATGCCCTTTTCGTCTTCGACATAGGCCCGTTCATGCTGTGGATCCTGCCAGACTTTTTGTAGTCGCCGGACACGGTTGCCGGAAATACGGTTTAGGGTGGCTAGTTCGTCCTGGATGGTGCCCGTATCAAGCTGCTGGTCGGCATCGATGGCCACCTTGCTGGCAATATCCAAGGCGAGGGAACTGTCGCCCCTGGCTAGCATCTTGCCTCGCAATTCTGCAAAGGCTTTATTGACGACTTCTTCAGCCTCCGACTCTATGCTTTCTTGATACCGTTGCGCTTTGGCTAGGTTGGCGTATAGATCAGGCGGAACGATCTGGCCAGGGTTGGCGGATTCAAAAGCGTCAATCGCGTCATAGGCCTCGTCCCACTCAGCGGATCCACGATCACGCTCGTCTTGCAGCTTAGCGTAGGTTGCCTCAATCGCCTTCAACTCTTCCCGATATAGCTCAATACCTCGTTCGATGCGGCCTTTCATCGTCGGTGGGCCGTCATCTGTCGAAGTATTTTGGCTGACCAGCCATTTGCTGGCTGCCTTATTGGCCCCTTTCAGCTCGATCCGACACACCCGGCTTTTAGCGATGCAGGTGAGGCCACACACTTTGCCCT